AAACGTGGTGGCGCGGGAGAAAAGCGTAGCCGGTATGCTGAAGTTAGCTAGGGGGCAGTTCCCGAATAATCCGGTCGGCTGGTCGAATCGTCAAGCCGAGGGGCGTACGGTAGCCAATCCGTAGCATGACGATGCCCATTATGGGCGGTGAACCTTCTCTCTCTACCCTTTTCGGTTTGGGGTAGGGGGGTCTTTTGGTGAACGGGACTATACATAATGAAATATCTAGTCAGGAAGACGCTAACAGGTAGCGCACATTATTGGAACGGTACTAATTCATTCTGCAAAATGTACGCAACTGGCGGTATGAAAAAGTCTAAATACATTGTTTCAACTCAAAAACACGGTTTGCCCGTTTGTACCATGTGCGACAACAACATAAATAAGGAGGATAACCACAAATATCTTGACATATAATCTATCTAATCTATATAGTAGTACCTGTATTTCCTAACCATCTAAAGGGGTAACTATGAAACTTTGCATTGACTGCAAGCACTACAAAGCACGTTCCTGTTTTCATCCATCCAACGGTTTTGATTTAGTTGAGGGCGGTTTAAAGTCCGAATATTGCGCTGTCATGCGTTTAGATACTCGCGCTTGTAAGCCTGAAGGACTTCTATTTGAACCAATGGAGCCTGTTATTTATGACATTGCAGCACTTTTTCCAGATACCAATTTTCCTAACATCAGAGGACAAAACCAATGACCATCCAAACCATGAACCTAGAAGGTTTCAGCCCAATAAGCGTTCAAGACCTTCTCAGACCATTTGATAGGGTTGAATACTCAGCATTTGAAAGAAGTTTGATTGAAGAAAAAGCTCAAATGCGTGACCAGATAGCCATGTTGGAGGCTGAGGTAGATAAGCAAGACAAACTGATTAAATTACTAGCAGAAGCATTATTCCTAACTTACGGAGATAAAGATGAACAATCAAAGTGATTTTGCGCCAGAAGTCCGTAACTCGGCTTGGTGGAGCGGTGACAGCAGGAAAGCAGCCAACGGCCGCGGTAATGAAGCCGTATTAGAGAAGCTAGGTTTGAAAGAGCGTCCAGACCTTAGCCAAGTGGAAGCTGTCCAAATGGGTCATGTAATGCAGCCAACAATCGGCAGACTAGCCCAAGACAAGTTACAGATTGAACTAAAGGACGCTGACTATGCGCTTACACACCCCAAAGAAGGTTGGCTCAAATCACATTTCGATTTCATCTCTGCGGATGGCAAAACGCTGGTGGAAGCCAAAAACTACAACGCAGCGGTTCGCAACAAGTTTGATTCGGAAGCGAACATTATCCCGCCAGCAGACATGGCGCAAATTATCCACGAAGCGGCAGTTCACAATGTTGAGAAAATTGTACTCGCTGTCCTCTTTGGCGGCCAGAATTTTGAGACGTTTGAATTTACAATTTCTGAAGCCCAAAAGGAATCGCTTATTAAGGATATGGCACGTTTTTGGGGTGCAGTCGCTACCAAACAGCCACTTGAGCCAGAGAACACGGAGCAGACAAAACTTATTTATTCTCAAGACAGTGGGACATCTATCGTTGCCATACAGCCCATTGAGAAAGCAGCCGAAGCACTCAAGTTCATTAAGGAAGAAATCAAGCGGCTAGAGGAAAAGGAAGAACACCTTCTAACCGCTATTCAAAATCACATGCAATGGTCGAGCGAACTGGTGAGTTTCGATGGAAAAGTTCTCGCTACATGGAAAAACAGCAAAGGCAGCAAACGATTCGACGCTAAGTTATTCCAAGCCCAACATCCGGACATCTACGAAAAGTTTGTCTCGGAAACGGCAGGTTCTCGCCGCTTCTTACTTAAATAATGGAGGGGATATGTACGCATTTCCTAGTGGGCATGACCCCAAAACCGGTACACAACAAGGCGGCATGAAGTTGCGGGATTACTTTGCTGCTAAAGCATTACAGGCATTGATGAATGACTTTCGTGAAGATTTAGATTGGAACGCTCACGAAGAAGCAAAAATAGCCTATGAAATAGCTGACGCAATGATGAAAGCGAGGGACGAATAATGACTGCATTAGTACCGATTAATGAAATACGCGAAATGGCTGAAGTAGCAGCCAAGAGCAAGATGTTTGGCTTTAAATCTCCAGACGAAGCAATGGCAATTATGCTTCTCTGTCAAGCCGAGAACCTGCATCCTGCTATTGCTATGCGTGACTTTAATGTAATTTTGGGCAGGCCCGCCCTTAAGTCGGACGCGATGCTTGCTCGCTTCCAACAGGCTGGTGGTTCAGTCAAATGGGAGGAATACACTGATGAAAGAGTATCTGGCACCTTTAGCCATCCTAACGGCGGGAGTGTTACTGTCACTTGGACACTCGAGATGGCAAAGAAAATCGGACTTGCGTCTAAGGATAACTGGAAGAATTACGCCAGAGCTATGCTTAGAGCCAGATGCGTCTCTGAAGGCGTTAGAACAGTCTATCCGGGCTGCGTCGTTGGAGTTTACACGCCTGAAGAAGTCGAGACGTTCAAGACGCCTAGCGCGACTGTCAAGGACATGGGCGAAGCAGAAATCGTTATTGAGGAACCGGTAAGCGAGTATCAGTTATTTTTGCCAGACGGGTCTGTCTACGCTAATTGCACTGGCTGGCAAGACTACATTGAACGCTATGTAGCAATGCTAGACGCTATCGAGAATTCACCGAAGCTAAAAGCGGATGAAAAGTCAGAAAAGCGAAAAACTTGGGAGGCGGGGAACGCTGACGCAATCAAGCGCATGGATGCAGTTACCAAGACACAATTTATAGCAGCCAAGCAGGGAGTCGATACCTTCGCAAGTCTGGAGGACCCTATTGAGTAATTTCAGGCATAACGCGCCCCAAAGCATCGGGGCTTTTCTACCCAAAATAAAGGAACCAGTGATGAGTGAAGCAAAAGAATACACAAAGTTTATTCCCCAAGAACTAAAAGGGCGTATCACGCACAACAAATACAAGCAAAAGGATACTGACCCTGATTTAAAGGGAACCCTGTGCGTCAAAGGCCAGATTGTTAATTTTGGTATCTGGAAGAACGACGGTCCTCATGGCGAATACTTCAACATCAAGGTATCTGACCCTGATTGGAAGGATAAGCAGAAGGACGCTCAGTATCCAAAAGAGATAACGCCAAAATCTAAGATGGCTGGCGATATTCCTTGGTAATGCACGCATGGCTTGAATTGCCGTTCCCGCCTTCAATGAATACGTATTGGCGTAACTTTCGGGGGAGAACTGTTCTCTCAAAAAATGGACGGCAATTCAAAACAGACGTTCAGGACTACATCATAGAAAAGAACATTCCTAAATTTGGGGACAAGAAGTTGAAGATAACAATGATTTTGCGCCCTAGAGATAAGAGGAAAATTGACATCGATAACAGGATTAAAGCCGTCCTAGACAGCTTACAAGATGCTGGTGTTTTCGATGATGATTTTCAGGTGGACCACATTGAAATGATTCGAGGAGAACAAATCAAGGGTGGCCTTATAAGGGTGCTGATTGAAGAAATTTCTGGAGGAGAAGGTGAATGAGTTGGCTCTTTTCGCGGGTGCTGGTGGAGGCATACTTGGGGGAAAGATGCTCGGATGGCGAACAGTCTGCGCCGTCGAATGGGAACCATATCCAGCAAGCGTACTTGTTGCAAGACAAAATGACGAAATTCTCCCGCCTTTCCCGATTTGGGATGACGTTCAAACCTTTGACGGAAAGCCGTGGAGAGGAATTGTTGACGTTGTATCTGGAGGATTTCCATGCCAAGACATTAGCGCAGCAGGAAAAGGCGCAGGAATTGACGGAGAACGAAGCGGAATGTGGGGAGAAATGGCGAGGGTCATTAACGAAGTACGACCTAGATTCGTGTTCGTGGAAAACTCACCAATGCTTACTTCTAGGGGGCTTGGACGAGTTCTTGGAAACTTGGCCTCAATGGGGTTTGATGCGAAATGGGGAGTGTTGGGAGCTTCAGCCATTGGAGCACCCCATCAAAGAAACCGTATTTGGATTCTCGGTTCCCACTCCGGTATCGAGCGACGCAACCAGCGGTGCAGTGATTGGGAAAAACGACACTTATTACACAACGTCAACGGGGATGCCAAGGAAAATAAATCAGAATGGGAAAGATGGCAGCGTTGGCTTAGGTCGATTAGTTCAAATGTGGCCAACACCGACAGCACACAACTCGAAGGAAATGAATTCTCCGAGCGAAGCAAATCGGAATACACCAACATTAGCAGCTCAAGTTGGTGGGAAACTGAACCCGCAGTGGGTAGAGTGGCTGATGGGATGGCCGATAGGGTGGACAGACTTAAAGCCATTGGAAATGGACAAGTGCCTCTTTGTGCAGCAGTTGCATGGAGAATTTTGAACCCCCGCTATCTGGAAGGCGAGTCCCTCTGAGGACAGGTTAGGAACGGTACGGGGCGTCGTTTCCAGTAGCCCCACTAATTCATAAGGGATAAAAATGAAACACATTTTCGTAGCTACACCGATGTATGGCGGTTCATGTTTTGGCTTCTACACACAATCGTGCTTAAAGCTGCAAACGCTCTGTAAAGACGCTAATGTCAACTTGAGCTTTTCTTACCTGTTCAATGAATCTCTGATTCAACGGGCTAGAAACTTACTGGCTAGTCATTTCTTAAAATCTGACGCTACGCACATGATGTTCATTGATGCGGATATTCACTTCAATCCCGCTGACATCATTCCGATGATGGAGTCTGATAAAGACATCATCTGTGGCGTGTATCCAAAGAAGGAAATTAACTGGCAGACAGTTCGTAACGCAATCAATGCCGGTGTACCGGATGACCAGCTAAAACTTCATACAGGGGCGTTTGTGGTCAATCTGGTGGATTACCAAACCGAGGTAACGGTGCCAATTAATCAACCCGTGCAAATTTGGAACGGTGGCACAGGATTTATGCTGATTAAGCGTCAGGTATTTGAGGATTTAATCGGAAACGTGCCAAGTTACCTAAATAACGTCTTGGACCTAAACAACCCCGGCAACGGTGAAAAGATTAATGAGTTCTTTGCGACTCAGATTGAGCCAGAGTCCAATATATTGCTTTCTGAGGATTACGACTTTTGCAAGAAAGCACGCAAAATCGGTAAAAAAGTATGGGCAGCCCCTTGGGTGAAGTTAGCTCACGTTGGCACCTATGCGTTTGAAGGCCAGTTACTACAAACCCCATGATGCGCGATAAGTACGCTCCCCATGTTGATTTTGGGGAGTTGTCCGGCTTACTTGGCAAGGTTTTGCCGTCAAATCTGGATATGGTCCTAGAACGCAAGGGACACTTCCTGTTCGGTGAATGGAAGCGGGACGGGGAGAAGATAAGCAAAGGCCAAGAAATCCTCTTAAAAGCCCTCTCAGGGCTTCCTAAGACCACTGTCCTAGTCATCAATGGGGATAGTGATGATGGGATGCGTGTAGAGCGTTTCTGGAGGATTCTGCCAAACGGCAGTTATGCCGATTGTGGCAAAGGTCTAATCGCCTTTAAAGACTACATAACCGAATGGTACCTAGTTGCTGATATAGGTTAATGTTGCAGCGCAACATACTGTTTTACTTGGGGGATGGAAGCCGTGAAACTAATTAGCAATTGTGTGTGCTGTGGTTCTAAGAAGCTAGAAAAGCGTCTAGGGTACTTCCAGCCGTTTATTTCTAATAAGGTGATGGATTACCCTGCCCAAGAGTTAAACGTCAATGGCGGGGCTTTTTACCCCCTCCTGTTCACGAATTCCTTGCGGTGTGTGGACTGCTCCTTTGTTTTCTCACAGGTTAGGTTTGATGATGAGGAGATGGCAAAGATATATACGGACTATAGAGGCGAGGATTACACCGCTTTACGGTCAATATTTGAGCCGGGTTACGCCCAATTAAACAAAAATTTGGGCAAACACCCCCAAGAAGTGCAAAGTAGAGCCGCTGCTTTAGCTTCTTTTGTGCAGCCAGAAGTCGATGTAGCCAAGGTTAGCTCAGTCTTAGACTACGGCGGGGACGAAGGCCAGCACATCCCTTCCTACTTCTCTCAGGCCAAGAAATACGTCTACGAAGTCTCCGGTGTAGACGCTGTAGAAGGGGTCACTAAGGTCAATGATGCGTCTAATGGTTACGTAGACTTTATTATTTGTAGTAACGTCTTAGAACACTTGCCGTATCCAGCACAAGCGTTAGACAAAATATCGAACTGGATGCACAAGGACACAATCCTGTTCATTGACGTACCAGATGAGATTGCAACCTCTGGAGAGCATCCCATTTCTTTTCACGAACACATCAATTACTTTACTGAGCCGTCAGCAATGGCATTAATGCAAAAGAATGGGTTTGAGGTACTGAAGGTCAAAACGGTAGAACTGGACTATGGTTATGCACAGGCTAGACAAGTGTTTTTACTAGCTAAACTGTCATACCCTTAACGACGTGCTTTTCTAGCTGTCTTTTTAGACTTCCTGAACGCTGCTGCTGTCGGGGCACCTTTACTGCCGGGTGTCCTCATACGTTCGCCAGAACCCTTGGCAATGCGTCTACGTTTAGCGTGAATGTTTGCGTATAAACCCGGTTTCATCTGCACCCCCAACGACGTCTAGCTGCCTTACCTCTCTCACCCTTCCAGTTCTTAGACCTTGCACAGAAAGACTTGTGTCTTGGTCCTGATTTGGTTGGGGCTTTTAGTTTACTGCCGGTAGCACGATTGTACTTCTTGCGACCTTTAGCCGTAAGACCACCGCCAGCTTTGACTGACAGCTTCTCACCCCTACCTACAGATAGATTAGTGTCTTTAGACATTGCGCTCAAAGTGTGGACAATCAACAAGACTCTTAAAGTTACCGCCCCAACGGTTTTTGGGATACAAAGATTCCCAATAAGCACCCAACGGAGCAAGCACCTCTTTGTCCCAAATAATTTTTCCGTCTTTGAAGAAGTTTAAGTCGATTGCACACCGCTTCAAATGAATACTGTTCATGGTCTTGGAGCGACCGTTCTTAAAGTAAATGGCTTGTTGCTCTGGAGTACGCGCTAACTCACCGCCAGTAACAATAAAGCCTTGTTCCGTAGCGTACTGAATCAGTTTACAAGCATCTAAAAGGAAAGCGGCTTGTTCTTGTGCAAGACTCATTTGTCCCCCTTGTTACGCAACTCCATAACCTTTTCAACCGTGCGACCACCAAAGTAAGCCGTCATAACCAACATACCCCACTGGCCTAGCAATGAAACATACGATTCTTGGACGTTAATCCCTGC